GGTGATTAGAGAATTTGGCAAGGAGCTTGCCGGCTGTCAGGCTGCTCAAGTGTCCTACATCTCGGGACACGAGCAGCACGCCGTTGGGCTCCATGATTCTCTCGCAAAAGACGCCTCTCTTCCCTGAGAAGGATTTGTCTAGGTTGACAACTAGTCTCATCCGAGTCAGGGTTTCTACGTAGCGATCTCGGATACTATTGGTCCAGTATCCTATGAGGTCGTCTCCGCAGATGGAGTAGGTTTCTTTTCGCGCCCCTGCGTACCATGCGGCAAAACCATTGAGGAGGCTCAGGATGACCCAAGAAGGTCCAAGCCCCATGTGGATACCATTGCTAGTGGTTCCCTGTGGGGTCTCCTTGGGTCCGAAGAGACGCTCAACGATCGGGATATCCTGCGGCCGCTTAAGCCTGATGCACAGCAGGCGTGCTGTGTAGATGGCTAGCGAATGCGGGATATAGTCGGTGGCCGCAGAGAGGTCTGCGGAGAAGGCTTTAGCACCCTTCTCCTGCCTCTCGATGGTCACCTCCCGGCCTAAGAGCATGTCTCGGGTTGTCAGGCAGCGACGCAGCGCGCGTAACCAACGCGCTGTCAGCTCCCTGGCTACCTGGACCTCCTCAGCGGGGTGCAACGTGGCCACCCGAATCTTTCCCCCCATCTCTGGGAGGGCAAGAGGACGGAGGGCCACTTCTTCACGAGGCATCTCTAGGTATGCCTGGCGGACTTCCTCTGGGTGCGGGGGTCGGGGATCTTCCATGAGATCCGCCGCTTGGTCGAAGGCATTGAATATGGCTTCTACCTTGTGTGCGGGGAACTCCCCGCCCGCAACCTCCGCCCAGGAGGGAGTCTGAAGGGCCTCTACCTGGGAGGCCAAGTGAAGAAGTCTTGCGATGTGTCTCTGGGTAAGAGCGGCTGCCGTGCCACCCTCCCGGCGGGAGTGGCTGAGGCAGGCGTTCGAACTCGGAATCACTTCAAGAGACGTTGCACCGATGAGGGAGTCGAGGGGTAGCTTCTGGATGTATCTCTCTAAACTTTTGTAGAGGGATGTGTCTGGCTCCCCTTTTCTCTCCCATCTTTTATAACAACTCCGGATAGCATCATCTCGCTGCTCGTCAGTGATGTCCCAACCTACGGCACGGGTGACGGTGGATGCCAGGAATCGCTTCCTGGCTACCTTCACCGGTAACCTTGAGTTGGTAAGGGCTGACTTGCGGCAAGCGAAGGCGAACTCCTTCAGGGCCCTCGGGCCCTGTTGGATGCAGTGCGTTACGTGCGCTACGAAGCGTCCGAACAGCTTGGTGTTTCGGGGCCCCCAGTGCCGGGGGGTCCCGTAACGCAGACACCAGGCTGACCGGATCGCTAGGTAGTGTACCGCTACCGCGCGAAGTCGCTTTAGCAAGATGGTGCTCTTTCCAGATAGCGCAGCCTCCCTCAGACGGAGAAACCTGCGCGCACGCGCGTAGCTGTGTTTCTGACGAGACATAGCTAGCAGCTTTCGAACGAGAGCTCCCATACTGAGGGGTATGGTGGCTTTCCTCCTAGGCTGTCGCGCGTGGGGCACTTG